AATATTTTATTAATTGCTAAAACTAATTTTAATAATGTTTCCACTTTAAAAGGTGGCAAAATGTTAAATAGATTTATGATGGACTTAAATTTATTGGTTAGCAGAAAATCGGTAAGAGAAATAGACTATTATGATAATTTCCCTTTTGAACTTAATTCCTAATCCTTAAAAACCATGATTGAAATAATAGACATAAGAAATTTTGTAAATGTAAATGTTAGGTCAACACCTACTTTGCTTTCCGAAACAAATCCTAACAATCTTCTCTTAATAACAACAGAAAAACCTTCAAATATAGATATTTCTCGCAATTATCTTAATGCAAGACAAGTTGGCTTAGATTATGGCACAAACTCTGAAACTTTTGCCTTAGCATCTTCAATTTTCGCACAATCTCCAAATATCTTAACTGGCAAAGGTAAGTTAATTATAGCTCCTTTTATAGATGCGGTCTCTGCAACTAGAGGCAAATTTGTTTCTGCTAACTTAACTGCAAATTTAAATGATTTAAAAGCTGTTGGCGATGGTGATTTAACAATTACTCTAAACGGAACTGCTTACACTTATACTAACATTGATTTTACTGATTGCATTTCAATTTCTGATATTGCAACAATCTTATCAAGATTAAATAAAAATATAACTATTACAGAAGCTAGCGGAGTTATTACTTTTGAAAGTAAAAAAGTCGGCTCAACTTCTGCTGTTGCTTTATCTGACCCTGATGGAAGTGGAACAGACTTAACTGGAGCTGGTTTATTAAATATAGTTGGTGGAGTTATTTCTAATGCTTTGATTGAAGACGCCGTAGCAATCACGACCGCAACCGCAGTTGAAGCAACTGATAAAATTTGGTTTAATGTCTGGTCTGATACTAATGATTTAAATGGCACAATTTCAACCATTAAAGCATCTAGCGATAGAACAATAGCATTATTCTATTCTAGAGTTGTTGATGCTCCTAAATTCTTAGGTGCTTACCCCGCAACTTTATGTAGTGTTAATTTTAGCGGAAACAACACCTTCTTAAATGCAAATGTTTATTTAAGAAGCTTGGCTACTTTATCTGCCGACCCATTATTGGGACAAGCTGAATTTGACATTGCCAAAAATGTTGGAGCTAATATTTACACGAATAATGCTGGCTTGGCTGGAGTTGTAAATAGTAAATATGGAAGCACAGGAAAATTTGCAGACCAAGTTTATGGTAGACAAGCCTTGACTTATTCTCTAGCGACTGGCGATTTTAATGCTCTTCGTTCTGGTGGCATTCAACAAACTCCGCAAGGAATGGATAAATTATTATCTGCTACAAATGCCGTTTTTGCAAGATATGTAAGAGCTGGTTATATTGGAGTTGGTTTAAATTGGAACAGCCCTATTTCTTTTGGCAATGAAGAAGACTTGAAAAATTCTATATTCTCTGTTGGCTACTATATCTTTGCAGACTCAATATCTGACCAAGCACAAAATGAAAGAGAAGAAAGAGATGCTCCTTTACAGCAATGTGCTTATAAAGAGGCAGGATTTATTTACAGAGCATCGGTTGATGTTTTGGTAGAAGCATAATAACTTTAATTTAAAAAAACTATGTCTCAACAATTTACTTTAGCAGGCGACTCTACATTAACACTAGAAAATCTAAGCGGTGACAACCAAAGAACTATCGTAGAACTTGCCAATCAACGAGCAATAGCAGTTTCATTTCCAAATGATACTGGAACTATGGAACCTATGAAAGGTGGTGCAGTTTTCGCGGTTAATGTTTCTGCTAAAGCGGCTAGCCTTGCTGTAAGAGTAATTAAAGGAGGTTCTGATGATGCTTGGCTTAATCAAAAATTAAACGAGCTTCTTAACAATAGAACTTCCGCCATTGCTTTGGTCGGTTCTGTAATAGGAAACTTTGGGGACGGACAAGGTAATTTAAGAAAATTAACTGCTACTTTAACCTTTGGATTTGTTAAGAAAAGAGTTGATTTGATAACTGATTATAATGGAGATACCGAACAAGCTATATCGGAGTATAATATAGATTTTGGTTTATCTGAATACTCATTTAACTAATGAAAGAATTTAAAACTCCTAATAGCAAAACCCTCCAATTGGAGGATGCCTCTTTTGAAGATGCTTGCGAATTAAACTCTTTGATTTGCAGAGAACTTTTAAATGCTAACATTTCTTTATCTTTGGTAATTCAAGAAATTGTTTCTGAATTGGGCGATGATAAAAAATTAAAAGATTTAACTTTTAGTGATATTTTAGCAATTCCTTCTATATTAGAATTAGTAAGTAGAACTTTTTTATCTATTATCTCGTCAAAAGAAATTAGAGATAAAATCTTTAAATGCCTTGAAAGAAGCTTATTAAACAAAGAAAGAATTACTAAAGACTCTTTTGAAAAAGAAAATAGAGGCGACTTCTTATTTATTTGCAAAAAATGTTTAGAGGTTAATATTCTTTGTTTTATTCCAGCCCTTTCCTAAAGGTCAAAAGGAAAGAGGCAGTATTTTTTGACCCAGAAGATAAGTTTGTAGATATTGAGGATAATCTTTCATTTATGGAGGCAACTTGTCTTATTTTAGCCTCCAAGGGCTATTGTGGAGGCAATCCTGAATTGATATCTAAAATGTCTGTTTCTTGGGTTTTAAAATTGCGAGATTATAACCGATTTACTATTGATTATAAATTAGAGAAAATAAAATAATGGATATAGGCAAATTATTTTTAAGTCTAGGAATTAAAACAGATACTAAGGACTTAGAAGAAACAATTAAAAAAATTGAAGAACTTAAAAAACAAAGCCAAGAGCTAAATAAAGTTTTGAAAGAAACTGGCAAAATTAACAAAGATGGCTCTGGTAAAAGTAGAAAATCTTCCGACCCTGAATTAGATGAATTAAAAAGGGAAACTAAATTTAAAATTGAAGAAAATAAGCAGGCTCGAGAAAGTCTTAAGACTAAAAAAGAAGCTATTAAAACTAAAGCAGAAGTTCTAAAAGCGGATAAGGTTAGTGCTCAAATAGAGGTAGAAACCACTAAGAAAAAATTAGTTGAAGCTAAGACAGAGTCAGAAATTCTAAAAAAAGAACTTCTTATAAAAAAAGGAGAAGAGAAATCTATAAAAGAAGCAGAAAAGAAAAAAGAAAAGGAAGAAAAAGACCGAAAAAAAGAACAAGAGGGAGAAGAAAAAAAGAAAGAAAAAGAGCAAAAACAAAGAGAAAAAGACAGAGAAAAATCTACAAAAAACTTCTTTAAGCAAATTGACAATGGCTTTGGTTTTATTGCCAAGGCTTTTACAGGCTCACTTATTGGTGCTGGAATTGCTGGAGCTATAACTGCTCAAACTGCTAGAAGCACCACTCTTTCTAATATGTTTAAGCAATATAATCTTGACCCCGAAAAAGGGCAGAGATGGGCTAATGTGTTTAGAATTGGAAGCTCTGGAGCAATAAGCAATAAAGAAGCTGGTGAAGTAATAAAAAGCTTAAAAAGCACATTAACTAGCTCTGAATTAGGTGAGGATATGATAGGGCGATTAAGTGCCTTAGGTTTAGACTCTAGCTTAATAAGAGACCCTTTTGCAGTTTTGCAAGCAATGAGAGAAAAAGCACCATTGCACGGCAGAGAATATTTTACTGAACTTGCTGGTAGATTAGGTATTCCGCCAATAATGTCTCAAGCTTTAAATCCTGAAAACTTTAATGAAGAACAATTTCAAGATGCCTATACAAGACCAATTTTATCTCAATTAACTATTGATGCTAATGCCAGAATAAACACTCAAATATCCGATTTAGGTGATGCTTTTGATAGATTAAGGTCTAAATTAGTATCAGACTTTGAACCTGAAATAGAAAACATAATTACAAAAATTAGAGGATTATTAACTCCTGAAAATGTAAAAAAAGGAAAAGATGTAGCTAAAACAGCTGGAGCAGCTTTTTTACTTAGGCAGGGAATAAAGCATCCTTTTTTATCCGCTAGTGCATTGGGCTATTATATTGCAAATAAAATAACAGATGGAAGAGCTATGGATGGACTAGGAATGATGATGAGTCATCCTGTAGAAAGTTTCACAGAAGCTGGTAAGTTACTAAAAGGCAAATTTACAGGCAAATATAAATATGGCGATTTTCCTTATTATAAATTTAATCAAAAAGAAATAGAAGATTTAGAAAGACAATATAATAACGGAAAAATATATGACCCTGAAAATCCGCTTTTTCAACAACCTCGTAATGATTGGATTAGGCAAAATGAGGATATGGCAAACACAGGTTTAGTTTCGTCTCTAAACCTCAATGTAAATACTAATATTAACACTAATTCTATTGACAACACAACAATTCCTATTATAAGTGAAAAAATTGGTGATGAAGTAAGTAGTGCGGTTCAAGGCTATAATTCACGATATACTAATTTATCTTACCCAGTATGAGTTTAACACAAAGTTTTCCAAAAGATTTAGACCAAGCCGCTGACAAAGTTGATGGCTTAAATGAGTTAGTTAATCAATATATAGTTGCTCCTCTTGCTGGCTTTGGGATAGCAGGGTTTAAGTTTTCTGCATTTAAACAATATAAGGGCGAATTAAAAGCAAATGCCACTGATTATTATACTGAAAAAAACATTGCTTTGCAAGATAACATTGCTTTAGAGCCCGAACTATTTACTTTGGGAGGAGTTGTTTCCGAACTTAACTACGAATATAAAGAAGCTAGCAAGTTGCAAAAAATGGCTGAAAAGCTAATTACTATTTCTGCATTTCTTCCGCTAATTTCTTCGTCAATGAAAAGCTTGCAAGAAACTATTAATTCAAGAAATGAAGGAGCTAAAGCTTTTGCCGACTCTGCCTTAGGAACGGCTCAAGATTTATGGTCAACATATCAAAAATTAAATCCACCAAAAACTTTACAGGCTAAAGCTTATAATTATTTTTTAGCCTTAAGAAATGCTAGAGTTTTAATTAGTTTTGACACTCCTTATGGCTTTAAGTCTAAATTTGCTATTGTTAGCATAATTATGACTCAACCTGAATTTACCGAAGGAAAGTCTGATGTTGAAATTATTTTAAAAGAAATTAGATTTGCCAAAACAAAAACAACTAAATTTAACCCAAATACTTATCAAAGTAGAAATAAAGACCAAAATCAACCAACCGAAAATAAAGGGTCAACACAAGGAGAACCTGATACCAAAACCCCAGAACAAAGAGCGAGGGGTTTTTAAATGAGATTAATAACAGATATAGGTCAAGAAGCTAGACAACTAATAAGAATTGAAACTGAAGATAATATTGCTTTTCAATTTTATTTAATGTATTCTAACATAAGGCAAGGCTGGTTTTGGTCTTTAGCTTATGATGATTTTGCAATAAATAGTTGCAGGTTAAACCTAAATCCAAATATATTACATAGATATAGACATGCTTTGCCTTTTGGTTTAATGTGTGCCACAGACGACTCTTTAAAAGTAAATCCTTTTAGAATTGATGACTTTGTTTCTGGTAGAATTAAATTATTATCTATGACGGCACAAGAAGCTGACGAAATAGAACTTGCGGTATATGGACAAATTTAACCGAAATTACAGACTAACTATTCAAAATGGAGCTGGCATAACTTATTACCAAGCT